CTTACCAATGAATAAATCATCAAGGATTTCCCACTGGCAGTTGGCGACAATAGGAGTCGTCTGTTGTATTTCAGGCATTCGTATATTGCTTGGTATTGGTAATCCCTTACCCTATGATTCAAGTGTAGACTCTGTACAAATGAAGCAACTCCCTCAGGAGTAATTAAATCATTTGTTTCTTGAGGATGACCATAGTAATCATCTTCATCTAAAACATAATCATACCCTTTCTTTTCTGCCCACTCGGTAAGGTAATCTATTAGACCACAATATATCTCACCATTAGCAGGTGAATATAATCTTATCTTTCCATCCCATCCTTTATATCTTCTTGTCTTCTGCATGTACTTTGCAGACTCTACCTCGAAGGTAAAAAAATCTGCCAGTTCATAATTTACATGAGGTTGTGCTTCAATCTTTAAATAGACTTCATTCTTCTTTACAATTTTGAGGTCCATCATTTGACTTATGCCACTATATTATATATTAGACCTATCGCATGCCCATCTCTTAACTTCCATTGAGTGAAAACGAGTCTGCATATATTGTATTACCGCTTTATAATCTGTGTCTGAATTGCATGAGAACAGATCACACCTAGCAAGATCATCTTCTGGCCATGTGTGTATGCTTATATGACTCTCTGCAAGTAGTGCATAACCAGTCACACCATGTGGTTCAAACTTGTGAGTATCAACTTTCAATACTTCTAAATTACCAATCTTTGCTGCCTCTATTAAAGTTTCTTTGATATACTCCTCATCATCTAATGGAGGAGTTATAAGACATTGTTTTAAATCAAATAATACGTGCTTCATAATCCGTTTTGAAATTTAGTCCAATCAATAGCATTTTTGATTTGAAAATTTCTATTATTAATTTGTCTCAATATACCATCTAGGAAATTAAGACATTGTTCTACATATTCTATTTTATATTGCAACTTTCTTACATCATCATCACCTTCTATAAACATATTAACTTCTTCCTTCGTAGTTAATTTATAATCAAATGGCAGTTCTTTATATACAGACGAGGGTGCTTTACCTTTATAGTATATCCATTTCTCTCGGATAAGTCTTTTCATCTCAATCTCACGTTCTTTCTTCATCAGACCGAACGTCGTATATAATTCCATATATCTCATATGGAGTTGTGGTATCTTTGTGGATTCTTCGCAGTAAAGATCGTTATCAATTACTGAATCCTTTTTCCACATCTCCTGTATCTGTTCCAGATTCATTATCAATCCAAGGGTCGGGTATTACACTCCTTGATCCTTCGTTTGTTGGAAGAATTCTTGGAGACTGCTTTGGCAGTTCACTGTTTTGTCGTTCTTGGGTCTGATCCCTTTCATCTTTTCGTAGTCGTTGTGCATCGCTCCTAGTAACCATGCCTGTGCTAGTTGCTTCGGACCTTCGTTCAACAATTGGATTTGAAATTTCGAGAGACCAGCCTTCATCTCCAAATACTCCTTTCTCCACGATGTTTGGTCTTTTGATTGGTTCATTCCTGTCCCACTCTTTTACTAATTGTTCAGCTTGTGCGTCAACTGATTGCATTGTGTTTTCTATTTTAGCATAGATCCACTTTTTTTTCAACCACTCTATCAAACCAAGTGCTAAATGCCTGACGAAAGGGTTCTTGAATTTCTTCTTTACCCATCGTTCTGCCTTGTTATACCAAGGGTCTACACCTTTTCCAAAGGTTTTTTCAAAGGAGAATAGCACCTATTATAAACCCCTTAGCGAAAGCGAGACAATGTATTTGATAGTCTGACAATTTATATTTATCTTGAAATTTCTTTATTAGTTTTTTATCCCACTCGACAAACTTGTCGAACCATTTTTGTGTTTTGTCTGATAGTGCCATGTTTACCTACGGATTGGTGAATTTACGTTTCTTACCTCATACAAGGTGTATCTAAATGTTGCTGATGCTGTAAAATAAGTGCTATCAGTTCCTGTAACATCAAAAGGTAATGATGATAAGTTAACAGGAAAGACTGATTTAAAAACAACATCAAAGTTTGCAAGGTTATTATTATTCAATACTTGCAATGTAGCATCAGAGAATCGTGGATCATTCCCAGTTCCTCTAACACTATTTTCTTGATTCCAATTATATCTATCTTCATATTCACCTGGTGTAGACAGTGCTCTCATCCAGTTATGTATCTCCATATAATTTTTTAAATCTTCATCTACTATAAACTCTATAGTTAAATCTTCGTATGATGCTGTACTCTCTACTGGTATTGTTACAAAACCACGTGTAGGTATTTCAATATTACCTGTCGTAAACGCAGGAATATTTGCTTTCTGACATAAGAACGATGTCTTTTTTGCTCTATCTAATAGGAATAAGAATCCTATAGGAGATAGAAAGTTCTTATTAGTCAGTTGATCCTGATACCAATTTGCCATTTTATCCGTTAATATTTTCTAACCATGATGTAGAAATGTATTTGTCACCATCTAAAGGAGGTAATCCTCTATGAGTATGTGTAAACCCTGCTGGCCAAATTAATACTTGTCCTTTCTTAGGTTTATATCGTTTATGAATATAGAGAAACTCTGTCTCTCCTCCTTCAAAACTATCATTAAGATACATCATAGTTGCTAACAATCTACGATTAGTTCCCATAGAACCATTCTCAGAATGCCATGCATGATAACCTTCACCTGGTCTAGTCTTTTGTATATTTAGATATACTTGTTGATATCTATATTGTAGTAGACTTTCATACTCATCGATGTATATTTCTAAGCACTCACCAACAATTTCATTATATTGTTTCATCCATTCATAACCACAAGCATGATCTAATATAAAATCTTCCGTAGCAAGACATGCATCTTTACGTTGATTTGCTCTACGTTCTTTACCAAAAATACCTTTACGATTGAACGTAGCACCACATTTCTTTTGATATTCCCAATAGTCAATTACTGGTTGAGTATTAAATTTGGTATCGAAAATACCAATAAAGTCCTCGAACCTTACATCATCTATCATAATTAAACATACTCTACACTATATTTAGACGCAAAAAAAGAGTGCCTATCCAGACACTCCTTCCCCTTTTCACACGTGTAATATTATTTATTATGTATGTAGCAAGGATTACATTAAGAAAACCTTTAATTAGTAGTTCTCTACGTCTATCAAT